CCAATGGGAAATTAATACTTTTTAATGCATTCAATCGCTGCATAATTGAATGCTACAAATATAAGTCAAAAATACATATCAATCTAGGAAATTATATCCCTATTTTGTTTCATCAATTTTTTTCGGTTTGCATTCCGGTTCATCAATGCTTCCATGCGTTTCTGGACTAAGTCGCATCCATTAACCTGCAATGCCGTTGCAATTTGCGTTACACAATGCATCACTTCATCGTTCATCATTTCAATTTCATTGTCAATTGCCTTGCGTGCATGAATGATTGTAGCGTGGTCATAGTTGCCAAAAACAAAATTGCTGATCTCAACCAATGTGTAACTGGTGCAGGTACGCAATGCCCAGAAGAATGTTTGCCTTGCCCTAACATGCTGCCTGTGCCTTCTTCCTGTTGCCCATTGCTGCATTGGTCCGTTGACAAGTTCGCATACATCACGAATGATGTTTAATTTTTTTTCATTGCCAATTAATTCTGCCAATATCTTGCTTTCAACAGGCTGCAAATGCTTGTCAACTTCATTGGACAAATAACTGCGATATTGATTGCCGACTTTGAACAAAACTTGATCCTGTGTGCCTGTGCCAGATTGCACAGACACAATTCCAATTTTGATCGCAAGGTGTTCGCCTAACAAGTAGTGCTTGCTCATTTTTGTTTTTTTATTTGGTTACATAAATCCACTAGTGCGCAGGCTATAATGGTTAATGGAATTGAAATTAAGATTGCTGATAAAATCATTTGTTTGATGTTGTAATTTGTTTGATGTTGATGCCGGCATGCTTGCATATCCGTACCACAATTCCAAATGGCATCACGTCTGGATTCTTGTAGTATTTGCTGGCAGTATGCCTATGGATTTTCATTCGTTTGGCGAACACCTGCATTGTGCCGTAATGCTCGTCAATGATGTCGCTAATTGGATGCTTCATATTTCTTTGTATTCACTTACTTGTTTCATCACTTTGTAGCCCTGAGATTTCAGCAGTTCGATTGCTTCCTGAATTTTATTGATGTTCACATTTGTATCAATGCGCACATTTAGCTTCTTCCATCTACGTAGTGATAATTGTATTGCATGTTGCTGCAAGTATTTAACGTTATCGTGATTCGCAATCCATCTATTGTCATATTTGTTTTTACGAAGTTTATTGGTAAATTCATTTGATGTAAATTCATTCGGCATCTGTGCGAATGCTGCTTCAAGGATTTGTTCGTTTGTCATTTCCATTTTTTAATTGTTTGTTATTGTGTTATATAAATTTTCGTTCATCCATTTGCGGCACTCAGCCACACGTTGGTAAATAGCATTGATGGCTTGTTCATCGCGTTCAATCTCGATGATATGCACACGTTCATTCACTGGTATATCATCGTATTTGCCTAGTCTGTCGATCTCATTGCAGGCCTGTTCAAAATCTGCATTTTGATCGTCAATCAATCCCATCTTCCAATGCAGTTTGCGTTTTTCATCGTTGAGAATTGTATCTGGAGTATCAACAAGGCAATATGCTAGTTTCGCATTCTTTGCACCTGTCAATGCCATGTATCCCATCAGTTGCCAGTAATACAATTTCTTGATGCCTTTGCCAATAACTGCATGAAATGTGAATATATCCCATGAAGATTTGATGTCAATAATGGTATCAGCATCATGTATTGAATTGCCATTAAACAAGTCAGGTGTGCCTGCAATAAATTCATTGCTGATGCGATCTTCATTTTTGGCGTGATACAATTTTGTGAATCTGGAATAAAGTGTGATGGCATCTTCTTCAACCTGCAATCCTTTTTCCATGTACTTAGTCGTGACTACCTTGCGACGTTTGTATTTGTGATCAATGTAAACTTCCAACAGATGTGCCTTTGCGGTTTCACTAATCGGTTCTGATTTGCTGCGTGCTTCGGTCATGATGCTGCCCAATGATGAGCATCGGAATAATAAATTGTCTGCGTTCATAATTTTAGTTTATTTGAAATGAATCTAATTTGTCTACTGCATCCGCATTGATGCGGTCTGCCAGTTCTGGTGATAATGATTTCAATAATGCATGCACTTCTTCTGGTGTGGTGCAATCCTTCAACATCAATATCGCACGTTCTTCTTCTTTGTCTACGTCCACACCGGGCGCATCAACATATTCAATTTCCATCGTTTCTGCATCTTTGATCACCGCTTGATCTGCAACAATAGCGGTCTGCATCTCAATTGATAGCATGCCATAGGTTGATAACATCGCTTTGATGATTGTTTTTAATGCCATCTTATCAAAGTCAGTTGCCCAAGGTCCATTGTTTACTGACTTGCTGAAACGTGTGGCATGTTTGCGTACTTCATCAATGCGCCAATAGGTAAATTTTTCAAAGCCATTGTTCATTCGGAAGAAAGCAGCATATCCAACAATAACACCATTGCCAAAGATGGTCATATCTGCATCCAAATCTTCAGTCAATGCATTCCATGATTTGAATTGATTTTCATGCACTGGCACTGCATTGATTCGTTGATATTGACCTGTCCGCATGGCAAGTTCAATGAAGCCTTTGTAGCCTAATTGGAATTGAGCAGCACCTTTGTATGGCACGATCCATGCCTTGCCTAGTGAATTATTCAATGGCAGGTCTAAAACGGCTGCAGTCGCTGCTGCATTGTAAATACTAGCAGCATCTGCATTGGCCAGCAACTTGTTATTGCTGACAATCTGCAATACTGATGTAATAAATTGTGGTGCTCGCTTTCCGAGCAGTTCCTGAAATTTCTTCTGCACGCTTGGCTGCTGGAAAAAATCCTTTGTTGTAATTTGTGTTGACATTTGATTGTTGATTTATGTTAGTACCACACTGATTTGGTGCGCATGGTAAATTCTTCGGTTAATTGTGATTCGTTGCCTGTGCTATTGATACGCACTATTGAACCTTTGAATGTAATTTCATACGTACCAAATGGATACTTGCGAATAACAGGCCTAAATTTGATTGAATTTAATCCCAAATTGATATAGATAGGTGATGGATCAGCAATGATGGCTTTCAAATCTTCATTGCCTAGCAAACTTAGGTACACAATCATGTGTTCATTGGTGGCAATGACTTCGCCAGAAGTTGGTCTACGCATGACCAATTTTGGATGGAATTGACTATGGATATAATTGATCCAATTATTGTAGCCAGATTGTGGATGTGCCACAATGGTTGACTGAATTTTGGGATTAGAAGCCATAATCGCCTCCTTCTTCGCTTGATTCATTAACCATGTCAGTCATTAGCTGGATGCCTTTGATGGCAAATTTCAATGCTGCAACATCCTTTTCAAATGCGTTTAATGATAATGTGGTTGTCCATGAATCTTCGCTTTTGGCAATTTTTTCCTTGCAATAATCGATCATGGTCAATGCGTTTTTGTGCATTTGTTGCAGGTGCAATAATTTTTCTTGATTTGTCATTGTGTATAAGTGTTTGATTGTTTATTTTTCTTCTGTTGCAATAAAATAGCCACCATCATAGCTGATGCAATCGTCCATTGGTGACATAACCTCACGTCCTTCTTCGTCTTGGATGCTGCCATCTTCCTGCGGAAAATAGTTATCATCCATGAAAATGCGGTAGAATTTTACGACTGCTTCGTTGGCATCTTCAGCATTTAGATAGTACCCATATTGTAAACGTAATTTGGCTTGTGTGCTGTTGCCATTGTAAGTGATTCTGTACGTTGTCATTTGATTTGAATTTTAATGTATGTTTGTTTCGTTTGACGTGGCAAATATAGAACTAAATTTTGCAAAGTATACAAATATATACATATTTTATGAAAATAGTTTGCAACTAATTGAAAATGAAATAGAAAAAAATTACAATAGTTGGCGAAAAACAATACAAAACGCAACTAAAAACAAGGATCGTGCAGATAGTTTGCTGCATGAATTGTTATTAGTCATACTGGAAAAGCGTGATAAATTCCAGCCAATGGTGGATCGTGGTGAATTATCTACGTATGTGGTGTATGTATTACTGAAACAAAGCAAAGGCAAGGCAGAACGATTGCAATCAATGGACTTGCTGCCAGTGCATGAAGCGGACGATGAAGTTGACATGGCACGATTGATCGATTACGAATACGTTGATATGATGACTAGGCGATTAAACCAATTAGATCAGCAATTGATTCGCGCACGTGCAATGGGCATTGGATACGAAGAAATCGAAAACGTGACAGGCATCAGTAATTTGGCTGCAAGGCTTCGCGTTAGCCGGGCAATAAAGAAATTGAATAAACAATTGAACAATAAATGAGTGTTCCAAGTGATGTAAAAAATGAACGAATGGCAATTTGCCGCAAATGCAAATTCTTTGTTGAATCCACAGGCAGTTGTGGCACTTTGATTCTTGCAAACTTTAATAGGCCAAAAGAAGATTATGACGTGGTGCAGGAACAAAATGAAGTCCGGTATTATCGAAAAAAGGTCAAGTTGTGCGGATGCAAGATGGAGTGGAAAACCAAATTCAGTTGGGCATCCTGCCCGGCAGATAAATGGTTTGCCTATGGCATTAGTCACGAAGAACTAGTGCGTATCAAAGAATTGTTGCAGCAGTATCAGCACAAATCATCATTGACTTATTTGGAAGCGAAACCATTGTACATGTATGCATCAAAGGTTGCTGGCAAAAATATTGATCCAACAAGTTGCAGCGATTGCCTACAACGTATCATTATTGATTTGCGAAATGCCACACAAGACATTCAGATTTGAAACAATTAAAATCACATAAAATGAAAACACACATCAAAATTGTTGATTCAGTCAACAGACCATTTCGCAAAGAAGGATCAGCCCGTAAGGTCAAAGGCTATCGTGTACAATTGATTGCAGGCAATGGCGAGATACTGCAACATTCAGAGCAATTAGAATCGATCAGTGCCGTAAAAAAACACATTGAAGCATTGGGTAAGGTGTTTGCACTAACCAACACTGGCATGCTTTATTCAATGGTTAAAATCAAAGATGCAACTGCTGCCAAGATTTGGCCAGATTTGTAATGAAAAATGCGATTTGCCCACCAATGAAACACCAGTAAAATAAAGAAAATATGAAAATTGAGCACGTTAAATTATCTGCTATAAAAAGCAATCCAAACAATCCAAGATTGATCAAGGATGACAAATTCAAGAAATTGGTGCAATCCATCAGGGACTTCCCAAAAATGCTGGAATTGCGTCCTATTGTAGTCAATGATGACATGGTTGTCTTAGGTGGCAACATGCGATTGAAGGCATGCAAGGAAGTTGGATTAAAAGAAGTTCCAATAATCAAGGCCAGCGAATTGACTGACGATCAGCAGCGCGAATTTATAGTCAAGGATAACGTTGGATATGGTGAATGGGATTGGAGCATGCTGGCAAACGAATGGGATGAAATTGAATTAGGTGATTGGGGTTTGGACGTCTGGCAGCAAGCATCGGCTGTTGATTACTCAATACTAGATGATGAAGATGTGCAAGATCAGTTAGACGATATGGCTGGAGGCGTAAAAAAGGCTATTCAGATTGAATTTGAATCAGAACATTATGAAGAAGCCTTTGCACTTGTGAAGTTTTGGAGAGATAAAGGTGGCTATGTTGGCGGTATGATCATGGAATATTTGAAATCAGAAAAGGAAAAAATATGAAATTGAATCAAGGACAAATTAAAGGCATCAAATTTTATTATCGTGATGGAATGTCAGATAAAAAAACATTTGATGAAGTCTTAGGCAACGAAGTTTATTTGAAAAAAAACATGACAATTCAAGCAGGTGAAACTTGGATGGATTGTGGCGGCAATGTTGGAGCGTTTACGTTATTAGCGTGTGCGAAAGGCGCAAAGGTTACAGTGTATGAACCTGATCCATTCAATTGCGAAATGATAAGGAAAAACCTTGATCTAAATGGATTTCAGGCAACAATAAAACAGGCCGCCTTAGTACATAACGACACCAAGGATATAATGTTATTCATTGGCAATAATGGAAACGTATGGAGAAATTCGATAGTAAAAAAGTGGAATAACAAAGGCATAAAAGTTCCTTGTCTAAATTTTGATTCTGAGGCTGAAAATTTCGATTGCTGCAAGATGGATATCGAAGGCGCTGAAATGTTGATTCTAGAAAATACTACCAAGGTATTCAAGAAGTTAGTTTATGAATGGAGTTTTGACATTGATGGTAGCCTGATTAGGTTTTGGAATATAATCGAAAAGCAGAAAAAACAATATTCAGATTTGAAAGATATTGGCAATACCGGCAAGTTCAAAACTAGAGATTATGATACGTGGCAGAAATCTTGGTTTCCTGCTTGTACAAACGTTTTCGCTTATAATAAATAAACCATGAAAAGAATAGATTTGATTGAAGTAAACCATAATCGGAAGATTGGTGAAACTTGTGAATTTATCGAGCCAAATGTGACAGAGGACTGCATCTTTTACGTAGATGGTGAACCGATTGGATTCTATCTCACCAAGATGCCAGATAAAATGTGCAAACTGGCAGACTTAGCAAATGCAGAATTGAATAGCAAAAGAGTTCCAAAAACAACCATGACTAGGCAAATACCGGATGGTAAAAATGAGAACGGAACGTATAGGTATAAAAATGTTGTCGAGCAATATAGCGTGATACTTGGCAGCGTACCACCAAAACCGCATATGAGAAGAAATTACGCAACCCTGTCAAGCGTTCATAGTGTAAAATCATCTCAAACTTTTATAAAAGCCATGTTGCTGTTGGCAAAAGAAAGTGAATTACTTATAAAAGATTTGCTGCCAAAACAATACGAAAATCAAATTCAATTATTTCAAGACGTTCCTGAAAAATGGAAGTTTGGAAAACTATTCACAAGTTCAATTTCAAATTACAATATTTCAGCTCCATTCCATCGTGATACTGGTAATATAGTTGGAGCGGTCAACGTTATTATTTGCAAAAAATTTAATTCAAAAGGTGGCGATTTGCACGTGCCTGACTACAACGCCACGATAGGCCAGCAAGATAATTCAATACTCGTTTATCCTGCGTGGAGGAATGTCCATGGCGTGACGCCCATTGTACCAACGCATGAAGGTGGCTACAGAAATTCACTGATTTTTTATCCATTAAAGGCATTCAAAGGTTTATAAACAATCCAACAAAATGACACAACAGAATCCAACACGTAAAAAAGCACTATTGGAGGCCTTAGAAAAAAGTCTTGGCATCGTTACCACTGCCTGCAAATCAGTCGGTATAAATAGAAGCACACATTATGAATGGTACAATACAGATCAGGAATATAAAGATGCAGTTGATAGTATTGCAGATATCACTCTGGACTTTGCCGAATCACAATTGCATCAGCAAATACAGAATGGCGAAGTATCATCAACTATTTTCTTTTTGAAAACCAAAGGCAAGAAACGTGGATATATTGAGCGTCAAGAAATTACTGGCGCTGAGGGTAATCCATTCCAAATTATAATTCCAAAAGAAGTATGATCAAGTATTTCAAACGCAAACGCGTACAAACCAAAACCGATGGCAACTTATCAATACCCATTGATTTCACTGCAATTACACTTGGACAATACATCAGATGGAATACATCAAAGAATTCAGTGGATAAATGCGCTGCCGCTCTTGATTGCAGTGAGCAACAGGTGCGCAAACTGAATCCAGAATCCATCCAGCGTATTGTAACTGCCTTTGAGCAGTTAATCCAAAATGAAACGCAATTGCATTTGAAATTTGTTGACTTAAATGGCACGCGATATGGTTTCATTCCAGACATGGATATCATGTCAGCCGACGAATGGATTGACCTTGATGAATTTTGCAAAATGGTTTATGATCCTGTAAAACCACAGGTGGAAAAATTAACATGCATTATGGCAGTTCTATACAGGCCAATCAAAACAAAGTTAGGCAACAGATATACCATTGCAACCTATACAGGTGAAGAACAATATGCCAATGCTGATGACATTAACCAGTTATCAATGTCCGTTGTAAATGCTGCACTGCTTTTTTTTTCGACTTTCGAAATCGCATTATTGGAGAATTTCCTAGAATCCATGATGGAACTTCAGCAGGAGAAGGAGATGATATTGAAACATTTGCAACAATAAATCTTAACAAATGGGGATGGTTCCATCTAATTGAAATGATGGCAGATTATGACGTAACCAAATTTGATCAAGTTACCATGCAGCCTATAAGGCGAATATTTACGCATCTAACTTACATGCAAGACAAAAAGGAATATGATAAACAACAATTCAGGCAGCAGTTATAATATCTTGATAGATCGGTTGGAGGCATTTGCCAATGGCCACAAAATGATCAATCAATTCAGTCATGGATCGATCAGCCTAATTGATATCCCAAAAGAAAATAGGTATCCAGTAATGCACGTTGCACCGGGATCAATTACTCCGATGCCCGGCATGATGGAATATTCGTTTGATGTTTTGTTCTTTGATTGTCCACGTGCAAAAGAAGAAAAGGCAGATTACCAACGTGAAGTGATCAGTGACATGACACGTCTTGCATTGGACTTGATTGCTGAAGTTATGAATGGCAACGTGCTATTCAATCGCGATGTTGAACTATCTGGCACATCAACCATTGATCCATTTGTTGAAGATTATTCACAGGTTGTAACAGGCGTCACGTTGTCGCTTGTCTTGCAAGTATCCTACGATTGGTCAGCATGTGATATTCCTGCAGACTATGCAGTTGGTGGCAACAATACAGGTGGCAATGGCAGCCGCGTTGGTTTGGTTCTAAAAACAAACGGCACATTGAATGTAGTCCAAAGTTTATTGGATTTAGTCGAAGGCACAAACATCAACATTGAAGATTTAGGCGATGGCCGCGTTCGTATCAGTGCAACAGGTGGCGGTGGTGGTGGTGCAGATTGGGGATCAATTGGTGGCAACATCGAAGATCAGGAAGATTTAATTGATCTGCTAGCTACCTATGCAACGCAAACTGAATTAACTGATTCAGTTGATACATTGCAAACCAACATTGATGCAGTTGCTGATGATTTAAGCAACCATGAAAGCAACACCAGCAATCCGCATGCAACTACAAAAGATCAAGTCGGGCTTGGAAACGTTGATAATACTTCCGATGCCAATAAACCAATTTCATCAGCAACGCAAACTGCATTGAATGCAAAAGAGCCAACAATAACTGCTGGCACTACATCGCAATATTACCGAGGCGATAAAACATTTCAAACACTTGATAAGTCAGCAGTGGGATTGGGCAATGTTGTAAATACAGACACATCGACCACTACCAACATAACCGATTCAGTCAATAAGCGATTCGTAACGGATGCCAATTTAACCACGATAGGCAATCAGTCAGGAGTTAACACAGGCGATGAAACAACTGCCTCTATTCAGTCCAAACGTCCGTTAAAAACTATCAATGGAATTTCATTAGAAGGCACTGGCAACATAGTAATAGCATCAGCAGGCAATCAAGCCTTTCGAACATATGGCACTGGATTCACATTAGCTGCATCAAGCGGTGATCGATGGTATGTGATTCAAAGCGGAACAAACAGCGGCACTGAATCCAACGTGCAAGTTAGTGCTGAGTTCGCCATGACCTTTACGGAGATTCGTGTACGCACAACTGGCACACAATCCGCAACAGGAACACTTGTTTTCACACTACGAAAAAATGGAGTTGATCAGTTTGCATTGATTATCGCGGCAGGCGCAGCGGCAGGTGTTTACACCGCCACAGGTTCGTTCTCAGTTGTAGCTGGTGATTTGATCAACTTCAAGATCAGAAACAACGCTACTGCAATATCAGCAAACATCGCACAACTTTCAGCAACATACCAATAATGGATAGACTACAAGCGATAACTGAAATTTGTGATTTAATCATTGAGGCTGCACAACGCAACATTGGTGCAACGCGCACAATACGCGGTAAAAAACGCAGACGTGTTAGCACAGGAACATTGAAGGATTCATTGAACTATTCAGCAGACTTTGGTTCTGGTATGGTCAAAATTAAATTTGGTGCAATGGGTCGCGCTAAACAATATGCAGATGTGATTGAGCAAGGTCGCAGAAAGGACAGGAAGCCACCACCATACAATGAAATTGCTAAATGGATCAAGGAAAAACCAATTAAGTTGCGCAACAGCAAAGGTGCATTTGTCAAGACCAGCAAAGAAGCAATTGAAGCAGCAGCCAAACGCATATCATGGTCAATCAGTAAGCGAGGCATTGAAGGCATCTATTATTATCGTGAAGCCA